TTGAAGGATGAGTCAAGGTGTTGTACTTATAGCTAGAAATAATACCGAAATCGACTATATTAAACAAGCAGTTTTTCTTGCAAAACGTATAAGCAAGTATTTAAACTTGCCCACAACATTGATCACTGATAACATTGAATATCTACACAAAACTTATCCAAAAGATATAGATGTATTTGATAAAGTTATTGAGATTGACAATGATAAAAAGTATAGTTACAAAAAATATTTTGATGGTATTTTTTCAAAAAAACAACTAGAGTTTAAAAATGGAAATCGTAGTAGTGTATATGATTTAACACCATATGAAGAAACATTATTACTAGACACTGATTTTGTAGTATCTAATAATATTTTTAAAAATTGTTTTAACCAATCTAAAGATTTTTTGATATATGATTCTGCTTATGATTTTGCAGGGTGGAGAGATCCTAACGAGTTTACATATATAAGCGAAATAGGACCAAAGTTTTATTGGGCAACTTGTGTATTTTTTAGAAAGACTGAGCAAAATAAAATATTTTTTGATTTAGTATCGCACATACAAGATCATTATGCACATTACAGAAATCTATACAAATTAAATACAAATGTATTTAGAAATGATCATGCATTTAGTATTGCAATACATATTATGAATGGATTTACAGATAATAACTTTGCAGGTAAAATGCCAGGAACAATGTATTATTGCACTGACAAAGACGTACTTTTAGATTTACGAGAAGACAACTTTTTGTTTTTAGTTCAAAAAAGAAATGAAAGTAACGAATATACTCCTTTAAGAATAAAAGGTAGTAATGTGCATGTTATAAACAAGTACAGTTTGAATAGGATTATTGATAATGCCTAACTTTACTATGTTAGCAGAAAATAAAAACAGTGATTATATAAAGCAAGCCTATCTTGCTGCATGTAGTATTAAACGATATAATAAAAATGCAAATATCTGTTTGATTACAAATGATGAAGTAAGTGCAAAACAAAAAGCAGTATTTGATGAGATTGTAGATATTCCGTGGTATAGCGAAACTGAATCTAGATTTAGTGCTGAACACAGATGGAAAGTGTATCATGCTACACCGTTTGATAAAACATTTGTATTAGACACAGATGTATTAGTTTTAGAAAATATTGAACACTGGTGGAACTTTTTAGAAAAGAAAGATTTGTATTTTACATCAAATGTAAAAACTTACAGAGGAACAAAATACACAACTAACTACTACAGGCAATCATTTAGAACACATCAACTTCCTGATATTTATTGTGCATTATATTATTTTAAAAAGTGTGACTTTTCGCATAAGTTTTTTAAACTACTAGAAATGATAATGAATAACTGGGAGATGTTTTATGGACAGTTTGCAGGAGGTAAATACTTTCAGAAGTTTCCAAGTATGGATGTAAGTTGTGCTATTGCTGTAAAGTTGCTTAACATTGATAAACAAGTAACTAGTAATACAAGTTTTCCTAATATTACACACATGAAGTTGCACGGACAAGATTGGTGGGATATTAAGACCGAGACATGGCAAGATAAAGTTGGCGTGTATTTAGATAACGATTGCGACTTGTTTATTGGTAACTACAAACAATCTGGTGTTTTTCATTATACTGAAAAAGACTTCCTTACTGACGAAATAGTTGAGATATTTGAAAAAGGAATAGCATGAGCGTATTTGTAAATGTTGACAAATATGTGTCATTTGATGAAAATGGCACACTCTTAGGTATTTACAACAGAGAACCTACTGATGCAAACTACATCAAAGTAGAGCCTAGTGATGTGGAAACATTAATCACAGGTAAAGAGCAGTTTAGACATTATCTAGTTATATTTGATAGTGATCAAAAAAAGCATGTTCTAAAACATATCTATAATGAAGATAACTACATGCCAAATATCAATGATCAAATATTTAAACTTCCTAGAACAAAAAACAATCCAGACTTAACTGTAACACAAGACATAAAAAATAAAAAATGGACATTTACAGTTGCAGAAGAAATATGCGAAAACTTTAGAAAAAATAACTTAAACTTTAACCAAGTAATGGGTTTTAGTATTACACGTAAAAATAATCCAAATCATTTACATCGTTTTTTTACTATTGACATTTCTAGTGTGATTACAGGTGATTATTCTATTGACTTTGACAGCGATTTAGAACTTGACCCTGACGGGTTTAGCGTGTATACTTCTAAGAGACTAGAAAGTTATTATCACGAGGTATTACTATGACTGAATTTAGGGTATTAGATTATGATATAATTTACCTAAGCTATGATGAGCCAAATGCTGAAAAGAACTATGCAGACTTGTGCAAAAAGATTCCTTGGGCAAAAAGAGTACATGGTGTTAAAGGTAGCGATGCAGCACACAAAGCCTGTGCTGAGTTATCAGAATCTGATAGATTTATTACAGTTGACGGTGATAATATTATTAATCCTGACTTCTTAACAAAAAGTTTTAATTTAGATGATCACGAAGATGGACATTGGAATAAAAATGTTAGTTTAGATGAATGTGTAATCAGTTGGAGTGCAAAAAACACAATCAACGGATTAGAGTATGGCAACGGTGGTATCAAATGCTGGCCTAAGCAAAAAGTATTAACCATGCGTACTCACGAAAATGCTGATCCTAATAATGCACATGCACAAGTTGATTTTTGTTGGGATATTGAATACATTCAGATGAATGGTTGTTATAGTGAAATAATGAATAACGGATCTCCTCAACAAGCATGGAGAGCAGGTTTTCGTGAAGGTGTAAAGATGGCACTTGATAGAGGACTAAAGCCGACAGTAGAAGAGTTTCAGAAGAATCATTGGAAGAACTTGCATAGATTATATGTTTGGTTAATGGTAGGTGCAGATGTTGAAAACGGTGATTGGGCAACCTATGGTGCAAGAGAAGGCTTGTATAAAACTATGTGTACTGATTGGGACTTTGTAAATGTGCGTGACTTTGATTGGTTAAATGAATATTGGGATAATAAAGATATTTCGGATATTGATCAACAATCACAAGAACTTGGATACAAGTTGATCGAAGAACTTGAGTTGCCTATTGCTGCTGAGCCATTAAACGGTAATCAAAGTTTGTTCTTTAAAACTGTATACACCAATCCGCCTAGAACAGCAAAGAGATAATATGTCAGAAAACACAGACAAGTTAAAAAGTATTAATGCTATTACTACACGGCATTTTTCACCTACATTTTGTTTTGCAAAATGGTACCATACAACAATATATTTGCAAACAGGTGAAACACACAGTTGTTATCACCCTGCTCCGCATCAGATTGATGTTGACGAGCTCCTAACCAATCCTAGTGCGTTACATAATACAAAGCAAAAAAAGCAAGAACGCAGAGAGATGTTAGAAGGCAAACAATGCAATGGTTGTAACTATTGCTGGAATATTGAAAACATGGGCGACGATTATATTAGTGATCGACATATACGTAGTGGTAGTATTTACAGCGAAGAAAGATTACAAGAAGTAAAGTTTAATCCTTGGGACTTTAATGTTAATCCTGAATACATTGAGATTTCGTTTGGTAACGAATGCAACTTCCGTTGTGGGTATTGTCACCCGAAAGCCAGCAGTAGATATTATAACGAAATACGACAGCACGGTCCGTATGATATGGTTAAAAATCACAGAAATGATATTGATTGGTTCCGTGTATACGAAGAAGATCGCAACCCTTATTTACGTGCTTGGTGGAAATGGTGGCCCGAAGTTAGCAAGACACTGAACATTTTGCGTGTTACTGGCGGAGAGCCTACAATACAAAAAAGCACATACAGGTTGTTTGATGAACTTGAAAAGGATCCAAAGCCGCATCTTGAACTTAATGTAAACAGTAACTTAGGCGGTAAAGAAAAACAACTTGAAAAGTTTACCGATAATGTTAATAGTTTATTAAGCCAAAATAAAATCAAAGCATTTAAACTTTTTAGCAGTATTGATACTTGGGGCAATCGTGCAGAGTATATTCGTGACGGATTAGATATTGAAGTTTTTGAACGTAACCTAGATTACTTTATGCGCAATACAACTGCACCGGTGACATTTATGATTACGTTTAGTCTTTTTAGTGTAACAACATTTGAAACACTACTTGAAAAAATGTTAGAATGGCGCCGTAAATACAACGATGTTAACAGTGGTAGATGGCAAAGAATACATTTCGATACACCATATCTAAAAGAACCTTTGCAATATGATATAAATATTTTGCCCAAAGAACAATACTTACCTTACATGGAAAAGCATTTACAGTTTATCAAAGATAATGTGCAAGAAGGTAGTAAACATCATTTTAGTGAACTAGAGTATGAAAAGTTTCGCAGGGTAGTTGATTATATGAAAACTACTCAATACACACCTGATAGAGTTAGAGAAGGACGTAGAGACTTTTGGAACTTTTTTAAAGAACAAGATCGCAGACGTAATCTTGACTTTGAAGCTACCTTTCCTGAAATGAATGACTTTTTTGAGTTGTGTAAGGAAGCTAATGGATTTTGATAAAGAAAAGTTATTGAACAGTAAAACGTTTTGTATGTTTCCGTGGATACATATGAATGTTACGCCAAAAGGAGATGTATATCCTTGTTGTAGCAGTGATTATACAGATCCGTTTGATAATGTAAAAAATAAACCTTTGTCTGAAATATTCAACGATGATTTGATGCGTGAACTGCGTTTGCGTATGCTCAATGATGAAAAAAGTAGTATTTGTGAATATTGTTACAAACATGAGAAAAGTTCACCTTTTAGTTTTAGAACTTATAGTTTGGAAAACTTTAGCAAATATTTTGACGAAGTTGTTCCTACTACACAAGAAGACGGAACTGTACCTGAGTTTAAAATGAGATACTTTGATGTCCGTTTCAGTAATATTTGTAACTTTAAATGTAGAACATGTGGAGCAGAATTTAGCAGTCAGTGGGCACAAGAAATGAAACAGCACGATCATGTTCCGCCTAACTATAGGATTATAAATCATGCAGATTCTAGTGGAAAACTTTTAGAAGAAATCAAGTCACAAGTTTGTCATATGGATATGGCATATTTTGCAGGTGGCGAACCCTTAATCACTGATGAACATTATCAAATATTAGAAGCCATGATCGAAGGTGGTTATAACAAACAAATCACATTACGTTACAACACAAACATGAGTAACTTTAAATATAAGAAATATGATGTTCTAGATTTATGGAGCCGATTTAAAAAAGTTGAAATCAGTGCCAGTTTAGATCATTACGGTAAACGTGCTGAATACTTGCGACATGGAACAGACTGGGGAGTAGTTGAAGAAAATCTAAAAAGTATTAGAAACTTAGATTTTATTGATTATCAGTTTAACACTGTATTGAGCGTATTTAACTATAGAACACTAGCAGATTTCTTTACATACCTAATGGAAAAAGATTTATTTAGACATAAAGATAGTATTAGTATATATAGGGCTATTACACCTAGTTATTTTTGTGCCCATGCAATGCCAAAAAATCTTAAAGAAATCGGGAATAGCAATAATCAAAAGTTATATAACTTTATGCAAAACGATAACTGGTGGCCTGCTTTACACGTCAAAGATGCAGTAAGTTTTGCAAATGAGCAAGATACATGGGACGAACAAAAAGAACAGTTTCAACATCATATACAAAGACGTGACGAAATACGCAACGAAGATTTTTGTAAAACCTTTCCAGAACTTGCGGAGATGATGGATGGATAAAGAACATTTATTAAAAGAAAACAAGGCATTTTGTATATTGCCATGGATTCATATGCATGCCTGGCCTGACGGAAGAGTTATGCCTTGTTGTATTGCTGACAGTGATCAACCATTTGCAAATCTTAAACAAAGTAGTATCGAAGAAGCCTGGAATAGTGACAGGTATAAAGAACTACGTCTTGCAATGCTTAATGGAGAACGTTTAGATTGTTGTAGACGTTGCTATGAGTTAGAAGATAGAACATATGTGTGGACATTACGGAAAAATCACAATCATTGGTATGGAGACAAGCATTTTGATCTTGTAAGACAAACCAACGATGATGGTAGTATTGATGAAATGCGTATGGTATACCTTGATGTACGCTTTAGCAATATATGTAATATGAAATGTCGTAGTTGTGGACCAGAACTTAGTAGTTTACATGCTAAAGAACATGGCGAGTTATATGGTAAACATGAAGTTGCAAATATTCTTAATAACGACGGCGAGATTATTATTAATATTGCAAAACAAAATAACTTCTGGGAAGACTTGCAAAAATATTTGCCAGACTGTGAAGAAGTATATTTTGCTGGAGGTGAAGCACTTATCACCGAAGAACATTACAAAATACTAGACAAGTGGCTTGAAACTAACAAAACAGATGTAGCTTTACGCTACACAACTAACTTTAGTAACTTCAAGTACAAACGTAAAAGTATACTTGAGTATTGGAAACAGTTTAGAGATATACATGTTAGTGCAAGTTTGGATTGTAATGGTGCAAGAGCAGAATACAGTAGACACGGCACAGATTGGAATGTAATCGAACAGAACCGTTTACAGATGATGGAAGAAGTTCCTCATGTGCATTTTGAGTTAACTCCTACCATAAGTTTATATAATGTTTGGAACTGGCCCGATTTCCATATGGATTGGGTTGAAAGAGGACTTGTTGATATTGAGAATTGTAGATTAAACATGCTTACTGGGCCTGACTTTATGCGTGTTGATTATATACCCGAACATTACAAACAAGAGTTACGTGCAAAATATATCGATTACAAAGCCTGGGCATTTGATAAAATCAAAGATAGAGCAGTTGCAAAACCTGAAATAATCAAAGATGTAATAGGCAAAATTGATAGTGTAATACAGTTTTTTAATGCAGGCACACTCAACGAAGATAAACTTAAACAGTTTTTTGAAAACAATCATCGTCTCGATCAATACAGAGGTGAAGATTTTTGGAGTACATTTCCTGAAATGGAGTGGTTAAGAAGTTATGTCTAAGTTACTCAAAATCACTCCAATGGCAGAGCCTTACGCATGTATTACTTGGCAAGTCAACAACTTTTGTAACTTTCAATGTACATATTGCAATCCTGGTAACTGGGCAGGCGATGTAAGAAACAATGGTAATCTAGATCAGTATATTGAAAATGTAACAAAAATATTTCAAACGTACAAAGATAAAGGTTACAAATATTTTAAAATATTCTATAGTGGCGGCGAACCTACTCATTGGGAAAACTTTATTCCTCTTACAGAATATTTAAAAGACTGGTTAGGAGATACTCTAACAGTTAGTGTTAATACAAACTTATCTCGTCCTGTAAAATATTGGCAACAACATCATCATTTATTTGATGATATTATTGCAAGTTTTCATATTGAGTTCAGTAAAAAAGATAGATATATTGAAAATGCAAAGTTTTTGTGCGACAAAGTAAACTATTTGTGTACAAAAATGCTGATGCACGAAGAACGCTTTTGGGAGATTGTTGAGTTTGGAAATCGGGTAAGAGAAGAAGTACCAAACTATAACTTAGAATGGACACCTCTGTTTGATGAAATGAGTGTGAATGCAGGACCTTGGGAGTACAGTGATCCTGAAAAAGTAAAGTTTTTAGAAGAAGCACAGTTTGAAACTGTTGAAAAACTTCCCAAGCCTTACAATCCAAACAAAGCTGTAAGCATGGCACATTATACTGATACTATTGAACCTATTAACAGTAACAAGATTATTGCTGCTAGACAAAACTTTTTTAAAGGATGGAAATGTTTTGTAGATGATGCACTGTTTATTAATCCTAGAGGGGAAATCAGCAGTGCAAGTTGTGGTGTAGGACGAAATCATGGTAATATTTTACAAAAAAACTTGCAATTTACTACAAGACCTGTTATATGTAGTAAAGAGCATTGTCATTGCGGAACTGATATTATTATACCAAAAGAACGATTATGAATATAGAAGAATGGCAAATATTTTATAAGTATCAAAACAGAGGAATGGTACGTCCTAACATTGTTTATGTTCCTCGCATTAGTCCAAATAAAAGCATATTTTGTATGCAATATCAATATGATCGCAGATACTTTTTTGATAGAGCAGGATATACCCAAGCGCATATCGATTTCTTTTTTGAAAATGAATGCAAATGGCTAGAGCATGTTCAAAAAGAAAAGTTTGCTCCAGAGATTATTGATATCGATAAAAAGAAACAACTGATATTTTTCAAATGGTATGATACAAGTTTAAATCATTTAATAGAAAAAGCCAAATGGAAGAATGATTACACAAATAAAGTAAATGATGTTCTTGATGCATTAGAAAAACATAATATGATTAAAATGAACTTTTATCCTCATAATGCATATTTAGATGATAATGATAATGTACGCATACATGATTTTTATGCATGTGCTAGTTTAAACTCTCCTTATATCCATATGGATAAAATTGAAGTTATTTTAGGTAATATCAACAAGTTTTATTATGAAAGACATACAACTGACGGATTAGTAAATCTCAAAGATATGTATATTGAAGTTATTAAAAATAATAGAGGAGAATGGCCAGTTTGTCTAACTACAAATTTACAAACTTACTAATAAACGGGTGTAGTCATTCTGCAGGTAGTGAAATATTTAGAAGTGGACTAGGAGATCACCCAGAAAACAGGAAAAGATCTTTTGGAGCAAAGTTTGCTAATAGGCTAGGAGTATCCAAAGTTGATCTAAGTGTACCTGGTGCAAGCAACGATTATATTGCAAGAACAACTTTATTTTATATATTAGATAATCCTAGACGTGCAAAAAATACACTGTTTCTTATACATTGGACAGGAGAACATAGAACAGAAATGTTTTATGATACACCTGATGATAGTGCAAATGATGTATATGATTATGTAGATTATACACCTGATAAGCAATCAGGTCATGTGCATCATGATCATAGTAGTAAGCTATTTCCAAGAAAGTTTAACAATAATCAAAAAGTTCTACGTAAACATTTATTTTATAATTCTACGCATTGGTATGTGCAAAGATATTTGAATATTATACAAACACAGGCAAATATACAAAATATCGGAGCTCAGTTTATTTTTGCAAATGCTTTCCAAGCCTGTAAAATAGGAGGCAGATATCAGTTTTATAGAAACAAAGTCGATAGGACTAGATTTAAAAACTTTGATAAGCCAGAAGAAAGTTTTTGGGAACATTGCAAGAGCCGCGGGTTTGATATTAGCGGACAAAAGTATTGGCACCATAAAGAAGATGCACACCAATACTGGGCAGATAAACTATTCGATGATTATTTCACCTAGTTCCGCATTTATTCTGTTGTAAAAGTCTGGTATCAGTTTTATTTGATTATGATTGTGTACTAGTATTTCTTCCATATCCTCATACATAAGCCTCATTTCTTCGATTGTAAATGAATCTATGTATTCAATTGTTTCGCATATCCTTGCAAGTCTATCTTTGTTGCTTATAATATCATCATAATCTTCTGGCCAATACTTGTCAAATGTTTTAAATCCCATATCTTTAAGCATTTGCAAAACACCTGGTGCCCCGCACAATAAAAATGGTCTGTAACTTTTGATAGCATTGAGTGTTTTTTCACTTATGTTAGGCCATGGTTGTGTAACACGACTTTCTTGCACAATAGCACAAAAACTTTCAAAATATGTATCTGTAGGATCGTGCGTAGTTCTTGCGTTGCCGCCTGCGTCTTCTGGTTCTATACTATCATTTGGTCCTTTTTTTGTAGGGTTATTGACAGCAAAACTTAGTGGAACTTTTTGTTGCAATATATCATTGCCTAGCAGTAATGTTTTAGATAGTGTTGGATGACGCAGTTCAAACTCTTTCCAAGAAAACCACATTCTACGTTTCATGTCTTCATTTGTCATTCCAAAATAAAAACTAACATTGTTAGTATCTATCATATTTTTTCCTGCTAAAAACGCAGTGATAAAATGTCTACTTGGATCATAACGCCATGCTCCGCTCCAAAACTTTTTTTGTATTTTTTCGGGAAAAAACTCAGGAGGCATTTCTTCTCTATTTTGGATAAAGTTTTTTCTGTCTCTAAGTTTTACATGACATGTCCACCATTCAACAAAAAGGTCCATAGACAATAGTTTTAGATTTGGATATTTTGGTTGATAATATTCCCAACATTTATAATCTGTGCAATATACGTTTACATTTTCAAATCCATGACGCCCTGCCCATTCGTTTAAACTGTCGAGTTCGTATGCTCTAATATCTTTAAGTTCGTCGGGTGAGTTGTCTATTTTTAATATATGAGGTTGTTTGTATTTTTCAGGATTGTATTTGTAGTGTGTAAGAGGTTCATAAAAATAAAATCCTAAAGTTTTACTTGCTAATATTTTTCTATGTTGTTCGGTGATAATCAAACTATCTAAATAGTCAATAGTGTGTGTACCGTTGAATACAGCAATAGGATGACTACTGTCAGTTATATTTGATTCTCGTATTAAATCAACAAGTTGTTCTATTTTGCTGATATCTTGCATAGATCGTCTTTCGCCATTACTTCCAATAAGTTCGGGCAAAAGATTATTTTTTGGTCTAAAATATATTCCCATAAACCAGTTTGACAAGTTTTTGTATCCTTTAGCATTAAATATATTAGATATTTATAGGAACATTTTATGGAAGTACATGATAACGGTTTGTTGATAAATCCTGAGCGTATAAATCAAACTATGGCATTTATGGGTCCAGAAGAAGAAGAAGCGTTTAAAAAAGAGTGTGAAAGAAACCCAGAATGGGAATGGGCAAATCTTCCTATCGAATATAAGTTTAATGAATTTGGGCATAGGACAAAATCTTTAAAAGATTTGAGTCCTGGGTTTATGATGACATTTGGTTGTAGTTATACCGAAGGTGTTGGATTACGTCACGAAGACACATGGTCTTGGAAAGTAGCCGAAGCAAGATGTACAGATGTATATAACGCAGCAGCACAAGGAACAGGTTGCGATGTAGCATGTTATCAAGCATCACAATGGATTAAAAACGGATTTCCTATTCCACACCTAGTTATTGTTCAGTGGCCTGCACATACAAGAAAAAGTTTTGTTCTAAATAAAGATGATCATTTCGGTTTTAAAGATATGGCCGAAGATAACGGTATTGATGGCAAATGGTATAGACGAAGATATATTATGGACGAGGGTGAGTGTATCTGGAACAATCGTTTGTGGTTTGATCATTTTAATCTGTTATGGAAAAGTGTTGGTGTTCCTGTGCTTAACTTCACATGGGAAATGGATTATCAACCTATACTTAGAAGTCCTTATCAAGTTTGGCCTATTAGATGTAAAAATGGTAGTATGAAAGCAAGAGACCTAATGCATGATGGCATCGAGTGGCATCAAGAAACTGCTAATAAAATTTTACCGTTGTTAGATTTACCCGACTTCACGAACAAGATCTAGTGTGCAACAATGAAAACACCCACCTAGTGTTCTAGCATGACGCAATGGTAGCATAGCACATTCTATTCCATGTGCTTCTAATGCTTTACGAGTTGGCTCTTGATGTTCTTCTAATACAACCAAGTTTGGATTTACACTAAACAAGTTAACATTCCACGTCCATATACTACTATTACATAGTCCTGGATAGTGTCCAGCATCAACAGGGTCTGGTGCCCAAATAATATCCCAATCGTTAAAAGGAGCAGGTAAAACATCTTTGTCTTTAATACGACTTGGATTAGCTAAAAGCAGTCCTTCACGAAGGAAAGCAACGGTGCTATCTATATGCATGTAACTATACACATTTTCAAGTCTGTGCACACGTACATCTCCTGGTTCCATAAAATCGTATCTTGGTTTATTAATAAAATCTTGTAAATATGCAGCACCTGCTTTGTTACCACTATTGCTGACCAAGTACAAAATGTCATCATTTGCACGTATAGCATTAGCAGCGTCAAAACAAGGTGCTACTTCAGTGAGGGCAAGACGATCAGGATCGCCTACACAAGTTTCATCGTACAGGTTAGTTCGATCAATCCGATGAGACATATTAACACCTGCTATGTGAGGGAGCATGTGATGAAACTCGTTGGTTCTTGCTGTTAAACTCATAGGGGCAGCAAGTAGTTTTTGGCCATGAACAAATACAGTATCACGTGGGCAATAGTTGTAATATTCAACATCTGGTGTACGTTTAGGTCTTACAACTTCAACGCCTTCACCTTCTAAAAATTTTACAAACGTCTCAAGATCTTCGTTGCTTTCTTCTACAACTTGATCTGGATATAAACCAGCCTTGATATCGCTTACATCTTTTTTGTCTGCATAGTTGATACAACGTAAACTTATATCCATTTCGGGAATACGGCAATAATCGGCTACGCCAACTACAACCTTCTTTAGTGGATCCCACTCATTAGTGCTATAAATATTCATACTATATTTAAGGATTATATATGGGTAGATTATTCACTTTTGGTTGCAGTTTTACTAGCTACATGTGGCCAACTTGGGCAAACATTGTTGCATATGATCAAGAAGCAGAACACTACAATTTAGCATTGCCTGGTTTAGGAAATGTTGGAATACATCATAGGATTATCGAGGCAGATATAAAATACAAGTTTCAGCCCGAAGACAAAATAATGATTTTATGGACCAGTTTTAGTAGAGAAGACAGATTTATCAACGGACGTTGGCAAGCAGAAGGTAGTGTGTTTAATGCTGGTTGTAGATACGATAACCGTAGTTGGCTCAAAAATCACTGGAGTATGCAAAACGATCTTGTAAAAAATATGACTGCTATTATTACAGTTAATAAGTTGTACAAGGATAATATTATTTGGCAAGGGCATAGTTTTACTCCATATAATAATGAAGCAGCACTAATATACGACGAATCAGAACACTATAACTTGCTTAAAGATTTTTATTCAAAAGAAATACCTCACATAGATTGGCATATGTTTGAAACTAATAAACCTTTTGGTACACTACAAGATAGTCATCCTGATATACTAGGTCATTTGCAAAAAGTTAGAGATTGGATTTATCCAAGTTTAGGACTAGAGTTAAGATCTAAAACTGAAGATCGTTTTACACTTATGCAACATTTTATTGTCGATTTTGTATTAGAAAATAAGATTAAGGAAGACTTAGACAAAGTATATGATTTTATACATCGCAATCTTTATTTACGTGATGATTTTCAAGATATTAAAAAGTATTCAAGAAATATTTATGTTTTTGAAGATATGGAGTTTAGTTAAATCTGGATAGTCTTCTGTGCCCCAAATTTTTGGTAAGGTACTTATTGCGTCAGATAGTTTATCTAAACCTAGTTGTGCAGTTTCTGGAGTCATATAATAATGATATCCCATAGTTGAAATATCTTGTTCAGCCCATGGTGCATCTCTATGACGCCCGTCATAACCTAGTTTAATAAGAGCATCTCTATCCTCTTTATTGTCTAATAATATTACACCACCTCTGCCTAAACTCAAATGTTTTTTGTATTGAAAGCTGATACACATAAAGGTACCCGGTATATAACTATACTGTCGCCACATAGTTGCAGCATCTATTATTTCATCAGTAATATAATAATATTCTTTCCATCTATCTTTTGCAAAGTTCCATTTTATATTAAGTTTACTAAAGGTCATAGGAATGCTCAAGTAAGTATTTTTAGGACATTTTGCTTGATTTACTTGTTTATAACGTAAACATAGTTCAACAGCATGTGTACAACAATCTGTGCTCACTGCATAAGGTGCACCAAAAAAATCAGCTATTCTGTTTTCAAATGTGTTAACTATGTCAAACATAAGTATATTTATGTATGAACTAGAGAACCATCATGACAATACTGGTAGATATGTGTTTTATGCTTGGGGGCCTGACGGTCCAGAACCTGTCGAAAAAGCATTACGTCATCCTCGAACCAAAGAAATAACTATAGTAGGACCCGAAGAGTGGGAACCTGTGCTTTTAGGCGGCGATCGTGACACTGTAGATGAAACTTTAAAGTTTGCCGAAAGGAAAAATATTAAATTAAATGCGTATTATGGTGCAGTTATGGATAAACAACTTAATACTAGATATCAGCATATAGATTTTAATATCAAGCATTGGCCTAATTATTTTGGACATAGAATAGCGTATAGAAGCAAGTTTGGCATTTATCCTCAGAAGCCTGAAGCAGATATTCTGAAGAAACATTTTGTATCAATGAATGGACGTCCCCATTGGTGGCGCTGTATGTTCATTGACAAACTTTTTGGAAAAGGTTTGTTTGATTACGGGTATATTAGTTGGCATGAGTTTGATTACGAAGATTATCATACATTATGGGATTTTGAATACTGGGAACCTAAAAACTTAGAGTTTGACAGCGATTTTAAACAAGACAACGGTATGTGCGATATATTCGTACCTCCAAAAGAGTTTAAGAACAGTGTTTTTAGCATAATAAGTGAAAGTAATCTAAACTGTCTGTTTTTAACAGAAAAAACATATATGGCAATCTATCATACTCGTCCGTTTATTGTTTGGGGTGTTCCTTACACGCATAGATATTTAAAAAATATAGGTTTTAAGTTATTTGATAATGTTATTGACTATAAGTTTGATAAAATAGAAGATGACGAAAAAAGATGCGAAATGTTTATTCAACAAGTACATGACTTTTGTCTTATTGATAAACAAGAGTTACACAAACTTACAAAAGATGCAGCAGAATACAACTTTGAAGTTTTTTTAGATCATTTAAAAACAAAAAAGTTTGTTCCTGAAGGGTTTGAAAAGTTTTGTATTGAAAATATTGATAACCACAAACAGCTTTTAACATATTTAGAATGTGTAAATAGTTATGAGCCATTAATGGAGTTTTTAAAAAGTTAACATGAGAATATTACTAACAGGATCTAGCGGATTTATTGGGCAGCATTTGTTGCCAAGATTGAAAACAATCGGAGAAGTATTTGAACTAAAAAGTGATCTTACACATCATACAGGAGTACAGCAAGAGGTAAAAGAAATCAAACCCGATATTGTTGTACACTTGGCTGCTCGCACAGAAGTACAAAAAAGTTTTTATGAGCAGGTAAGTTTTAGTGAAGTAAACTACGTAGGAACAGTAAATCTTATCGAAGCATGTAGAGCTGTTGATCCTATGCCATATTTTGTGTTTGCAAGCACAATGGAAGTTTATGGATGGCAACCTATTAGTGACGAGGTAGAACAAACTGGCACATATGTAAATAGTGTTGCATTTGACGAAAACACTACCCCTCATCCTAATGCACCATATGCAGTTGCTAAGTATGGTTGTGAAAAGTATTTAGAATATGCAGAAAGAGCATATGGATTAAACTGGGCAAGTTTTAGACAAACTAATGCATATGGTCGTAAAGACAATGATTTCTTTGTAACAGAACAAATCATTAGTCAAATGCTCAAAGGTGATACTTGTAATCTAGGTTATGCCGAACCATACAGAAACTTTATTTACATTGAAGATTTGCTTGATGCATGGATGGCAGTTATTACAAACGGCGATAAAGTCAAAGGCAACATATTTACTATTGGTCCAGACGACCCACGGAAGATTAGACATTGTGCAGAATATATTGCAGAACAACTAGAATGGACTGGACAAATCAATTGGGATACAAAAGATCCTCGTCACGGAGAGATTTGGTGGCTAAACAGTAATCATAATAAAATCACCGAAGTTACGGGATGGGCACCTAAAATTACCTACGAAGAAGGAATAGATAGGACCATTCATCATTGGAAACAAATAATCAACTAAACTACTGTGATGTAAAACACACAAGATACATTGAGCCATTTAACTTACACACAAAAAAATACAGTGAATGGTTAGCTAATCCTAGTGGAAAATATTTCTTTATAGTTCCTATTGCAAATATATTCAACTGTGAGGATAAAATACAAGAAGCAAAAAACAACAAAGATGTTTATGTTTTGTTTTCCGATGTATTAGAAGGATATGCACTTAGATATTTTCCAAAACTTTATGAATGCACACAAAAATATGATTGTATTAATAAGATATATTTTGCTACAGGTTTATATCAAGCAGAAGCTGAATATAATCGTTGGTTGCGTGAAAAGAAACTTAAAAAAACATTTGAAGTATTTTATTATCCTGAATGGTATCATAGAGTATACGACAACTATTATGATCAGCCATTAGACGATATTCATCTAATAAGAAAACATAACTTTTTTTGTTGTCTAAATAATCGTCCACGAGCTCATCGTATGCAAACTGTTGCCTACTTGAATCATTTAAACATGTTACAATACGGCAGAGTAAGTTGCTTAGACAATCACTACGAAAGAGATACAAATAAACTAACACCTGAACAACTTTTATTTCCTTATAGTCAAAACTATAGCGATAAACATAAACAAATATTAAAAGAACAAACAACTGAACTTTGGAAAAAGTTACCTTTAAACATCGATACAACAGACTTTTCTCAAGGTTGTCGCCCGCATGATTACAATAGAGAAATATATGAAGATTGTTTTTTAAATATAGTGACTGAAACACATTATCATGAAGTACATCAAAAACATTATCATATATTTTTAAGTGAAAAGATGTGGAAGCCCATTGTTTGTAAACAAGCGTTTATAGTGATAGGTCCAAAAAATACATTACAATATCTAAAAAAACTTGGCTTTAAAACATTTTCGTGTATAATAAACGAAAGCTATGATTCTGAAGACGAAAATACAAGATTGTTTAGTGCAATTGATGCGTTGAAAGAAGCAATGATGAAATATGATAGAGCCACAATGATACATCTAACTAAAGATATACGTAAACACAACTTAGAACATTTTTTAAGAATACAAAAACAAATGGTTAAAACATGTTGGTAGATTTAGATGATGTTGCATTTTGGATGGATGCAATACGCAACAGTGAAAACCACTTTGGTGTGCTTGAAAGTTTTTGGAAAGGACAACTCAAAAGCAAAGTATGGCTTGTAAACCAGTTATCTAAACATGTACCCGACAAACCTCTCAATATAGTAATACATGGCGGCTGGAATGGCGTGCTTGCAAGTTTGTTATTTAACAGCAATATGAAAATAAATGACATTCGCAGTGTAGACATTGATTCAAGTTGCGTAGAAACTGCAAATATGATTTGTAAAAGACAAGAAATGTCAGGCAAGTTTAATGCTATTACTGCTGATATGTGTGAATATGAATATGAGTTTGATCCTGATGTTGTTATTAATACAAGCACAGAACATATTAGTCAAGAACAGTATGATAAATGGTTATCTAAAGTGCCTTCGACTAGTTTAATAGTTCTACAAAGCAATAACTATTATGACTTGCCTGAACACA